CCTACGTTTGCAAATTGATGTAGAACTGCGTTAAGTCCTATATTAGCACCTTTATCTATAATTGAATGCCCACCTATTTTTGCTCCGCAACTTATAGTAACATTATCTAAAATAGTGCAATCGTGTCCAATGTGTGCGTGTTTCATAATGAAACAATTATTACCAATAAAGGTGTCAATCTCCGTTCCTGCGTCTATTGTTACAAGTCCTGTAATAACATTGTTATCTCCTATGTAAACTTTGCCTTTTTCTTTTTGCCAAAACTTTTTATGCTCGGCTTTGTCGCCAATTATACAATAAGCACCAATGTAATTGCCATCTCCGATAATTACGTTATCGCCAATGATAGCGGTAGGGTGGATAAAGTTAGCCATTCTTTTTTTTATTTTTAGGTTTAGGTTGCTCTTCGTACCAAGTGTATAAGCGTTTAATCATATCGAAGATACAATTACCGCACCATACTGTTAGTATAAAATCTGGACTCATATACTTGCGGTAAATATGCTCATACATTTTTAAGATGTCTAAATCGATATTTCGCACATAGCCATTTTGTACTGTATGCCAATTGCCAACGTGTTGATCTAAAAAGTTGCGGTGTTCTATTTCCATAAGTTCCACATTATTTTTGAAAGTAAAGGCGCTAACACTCCTGGTATAAATACAAACGCAATAACATCGGTACATATTGCAGGTAGTAAATATAAAGCTAAACCTGTCCAAGCTGCTAAACAACTTGTGCAACTAAAAGGCTTAAAATCTAATTTCCACTTCCTATGGAATTGGTGTATCTCTACAAAGAATATTGCAAAGCATATCGCTGCTATAATTATCATTTGCGTAGTTGTTTTTTAAGTTCTCGTTTAGTTAGTTTTAACTCCCTATGGATTGACATATACGGAATACCTGTAACCCTGCTTAGTTCTTTAGCGTTGCAGTTATGCTTAATAGCGTACACTCTTAAAAGTTCCGCTTTGTACCAGTGCATCTTAGATAACTCATCTTCTACTTTATTTAGTAAATCTTCGTCTCTATCGTGTACAATCAATTCTACTTCTAAAGGTTTTCGGTATGTCCTATAAAATTGGCTCGTGTTACTTTGCATCATATTAATCATAGTCCTAACCAAGTAGAACTTTAATACGTTGCGTGTGCGCATATCTATTAACCTATCCTCTTCCATTTCACATAGCACCTTAAATAGTTCGCTTCTTAAATCGTCTCGTAAATCTTCAGGCTGCATCTTGTCTATTGCTTCCTTAAGTTCTCGGCTTTCCCAAAGTTCTAATATGATGCTATTCTTGTTCATATTCTTTTAGGATTAGTTTTCCGTTCTCTTCGGTTGCTATGTAACAAAAACAATTTGCCGTTTTTGCTAAGTTTAAGAATGCTATTTGGTAGCTGCTTAGTTTATCTCCAATAGCTTTTGTTTCGCAATATACCGCTACTCCTGTTTGTGTATGAAACCCTACAACATCTGGAACACCTTTTAAACCTATGAAGGTGCGACCCCTAACCGCAAGATTGTTATTGCGCCATACAAAGCACCCGTTTTTATTTAGTATCTTGATTGCTTCTTTAGTTAATTCGTTTGCGGTCATAAAGCAAAAATATACTAAAGTTCTTGATATTGACAAATACTTTTAAATATCTGATAAGCTACTTGAGGGACTATTGCATTTCCGTAGGCTTTGATGCTTTCGTTTCTCCATTTAGAAAAGGTAATGTTGTCCAGTTCTCTGGGAAGCCCATCATCTCCTCCACAAATAGGGGATTGAGTTGGGAAGTTTTCCCATTTTTGTAACCCATTTTGTCCTCTATAAAACTTGGAATATCCCCCCTTCTCCCCTCGCAACCTTTCCAATCTCTCGTTCTTGGTGTCGGTAATATTCCCATTGCCATTGCTCTCGTTAATGTTACTGAGTGCATTGATCCTTCCGTCAGTTGCGGAGATTTCATATGCACTGTTGCATTGGTCGAGTCCATTGCAGTCGGTGTCGGTAGCATTTGAAGTGTTGCCATCTGCCTTAGGTTGCAATGTAAATTTATTCCCTTTTTTTGATATTTCTCCTTGTCCTCCTTCCATTTTTCTGGAGTTCTCGCACTGTTCCAATCGTAACTTTCTGGTGTCGGTAGTAGTCCTAACTTTTTCATTGTTGGTTCGTACGAGCTCATTATTTCCTGAGCAAGAGTTCCTGAATTGCCACTTATCGGTTTCTTTTTGCCACTGCTCACTTCCCCGTCCATTCTTGTTGGTGTCTTTAAAAGCCACGAACCAGATTCGGTCTCTTCGGTGTGGTGCGTTAACGGCACAAGCTGGAAGTAAAAACGGGAGGACTTCGTAGCCTTCAGCTTCCAACTCAGTTTGCACCTCGTCGAATACCAATCCCCCGTTCCAATTAGTAAGTCCGCGAACGTTCTCGCCCACAACCCAACTTGGCTGAATTTCCCGAATTGCTCTAAGCATTTCCGGCCAGAGGTGTCTCTCATCTTCTTTGCCAAGTCGCTTTCCTGCACTTGAGTAGGGTTGGCAAGGGAAGCCTCCACTAATGATGTCGATTGATCCTCTGTGAATAGTGAAATCTGTTTTTGTGATGTCATTGTATGATATTGAATTTGGGAAGTGATGTTTTAATACTTTTTGTCCAAAGGTGTTCCATTCGCAGTGAAATACGTTTTCCCAACCGCACCATTCTGCTGCTAGATCAAAGCCACCTATTCCGCTGAATAAACTTCCGTGTCTCATTTGAATGTTGTTTTGTTTTGTTTAATTTGTTCCTCAAAAAATAAAGCTACGGCTACGGCTCTTGCTTGGTTCTTAAGCCAACTCTCAGTCCATTCGTCACGATACTGCTTTGCACTTATGATGTCCATTTTATTAGCTTTGTAGGTAATAATCTCCATAAGTTTCTTTTTAGCAAGTGCGCCATCTTCTTTAGTCCATACCTTTATGCCTGAACTATTTAGCTTTGTAAATACGCTTAATGGGTTAAACAACCTATCAAAAGTTCTATTTTCTAAAAGCTTATATTCTTGATAACTGTAATCAATTATCTCTAAATCTGTTAAGTGCGGGATTGCTTCTACTCTTTCCTGTGGCATCATTTTTCTTACTTCGTTTGCTTTTCTCTTATATCTATCCATAACCTGACTAAAGTATGCAGGACTAAAATTCTGGTAATGGTCTATAAAGTCATTGGCTACCATTTGCTTAAACGCTACTTTAACTTCGTTTATTGTAAAGCCGCCATACTCGGTTCTTATCCAATCCTCTAAGATTGCTAATTTAACTTCGCCAGGATTGTTAATGCCTACAAGCTGCATAAGGTAAACAAGGTTTTGTTTAAATATGGTAGAGTTCAGATTGCGAACCCTCTCCCCCGAAAATGCGGTCATAATCTCTTGCTCCGTAGGAAGTAGAGTGGATAAAGTTGTAGTTTTTAAGGTTTTCAAGTTCGTGTTTATCAAGCTTTCGTTGATTATCTGAAGTTCTTTTTGCATCTTCTTTTAGGTTAAATAGACCTTTCCAACCATTTGCCATTGACTGATTGATAATTTTTATAGCAATGTCTTCTTGTCCGTTTGATAATTTTATTAATTCTTGTAAGGTAGCAAGTTCGCTTTGTGTTGTTCTATATGTAAACTTAAATTGTTTTTTCTTGTAATCCTTCCAATCAAACCACATTTTTTCAAATTCATTAGAAACAAAAGGAAGCTCTATTATTTCTTTTATTTCCTTTATTTCTTTTCCTTTCCTTTCCTTTATAGCATTGCGGTCGCTATGCGGTGGCATTGCGGTCGCATCATTTACATTAGAAACCCAGCGTTTACGGGCGTTTTGACTTGCCTTCTTGCTCTTACTATCCCTTTCGTCTATGCGTTTTTGTACCGACATACTACCAAAGTTTTCGCCTTCAAATACAAATAAACCAAAGTCGTGTAATACGCTATGCACTATTTCGCTATGCACTCGAAGGTCATAAGCTATGCCATCGCAATCCGTTCGCAATGCGTTTGCATTATTGTAAAGGTCTTCAATGATTGCCCAAAAAACACCATACCCAAGCATTCCGTGTTTCCTAATAAGGAATTTAATCTTTTCGTCATTACGGCAATTATAGTCGTGAGAAAAGTAAAAAGTATCTTTAGACATATTCTCCAAATTTTTGTAGTTCATCAAAAGTAACATCTTGTATTTTAACATACTTATGCATAAGCTCACTAATTTGTGGTCTTAATTCTTTGTAAGTTAATCCTTTGTAAATATGAAATTTAATAATTCTGTTTACAAAATACTTAGAGTATTCCTCTTCTTCGTGGCACTCTAAACATAATGTAGTTAAAAATTCATTTTCATAATCCCAAGGGTCATTTTTGTAGATATAAACCTTGTGATGTACGTGCAGTTGTTTTTCTGTTGAACCGCACATTGTACAGGTAAACTTGTCTCGTTGTAAAATTTCAAGACGTTTCTTTTGCCATTCAGGACTTTTTAGTTTTTCTCCGTATGTCATAAAAAAAATAAACCCCGATAGCTGCGAACTACCAGGGTTATTATTATTTAACCACTAAACACATTATCGGTTCGCAGTACGTTAATGTGTTTTCTTACTGCAAATATATACTAAATCTCTTTAAGTTCTAATTTCAAACAAAGTTTTTTTAGCTTAGTTTTAAACCAATCCTCAGTTTCGATTAAGTTATTTGCTTGTTTTATGTTATGGATAGCGGTGGTATGGTCTTTAGTGCCGGTGTATGCGCTTATCTCTTTTAGGTTCAATTTAGTATACCTTCTAAGTAAGTAAGCAGCAGCCTTGCGACCAAAGGTAGTTCTTAATGATCTATCCCTTCTTGATATATCGCATTCAAATACCTCTTCAACTAATTTAACGATGCTTCTCGCACCTATATCCGCACCTAAAGGCTCGTTGTCTTCTAAGCCTAACAACCCTAACTGCGACATCATTTCGTGCAATTTAACGTGGGTATTACGTTGAGCATAGTATAACTCCTTTAGTTGTCTTATTGAAACATCTCTATTTTTAGTTAGCATAATTAAAACGGCAATCCTTCCGTGTCTTCTTTAGGTTTGAAATCATTTACATAAATCTTGTAATCTGGTTGCTTATCCTCTGTCTTGTAAGCATTAACCCACATTGAATATTTAACATCATTGATTGTAAAATTAATTACTTCTCCTTTAGTGGTTTGCTTTTTCCAAGCACCTGCACTCCATTTTTTTTGTTCCATTTTTTACTTTTTTATTAGTGAATATTTACTTACAAATTTAGGTTGTTTCTTATTACCTACGTTAATTAAGTCGGACTGTATCTTATATCCTTTGCGTTTTAATTCAAAGATAACTGCCGATAATCTCAGGCTATTAAATTTCGTTAGAGCCTGGATTGGTGTCAATGTTTTGCCCGAAAGCAAGTGGTTCAAGATTTGTTGTTTCTGTGTCATTGTTTGGGATTTGGGTTAAAAATACTGGTTTATCTAAAATGGTTTGATACTTATCTATAAACGCTAAAAGGTCTGAGTAAGCCTCTTCGTTATACCAAGCGTAGTGGTAAACTTCTGCAAGTAATATCTGCCTTTCAAATGGTAACAGTTCTTTCATTAGCTTTTCTTTTTATATTGGTTTTGATACGCTTCATTGTAATAATTATCATTTAGATTTGTCTTATCAAGCCCATCTGAGTATCCTTGATTATACGCATCTATTATCTGATATTTTTCTATTTCCTTAGCAGCTAAAATTAATTTTTTTAATGTTCTTTCGTGTATTACCCAACTACTACTATTAATTGTAGGGTCTGCTTCATTGTAAAATAATGCTTCTAATTTTTCAATAGCTGTTATCATATTAGCTTTTCTTTATTGTTTCTTTAATCTTGTTAAACTCGTCTAAGGTCTTGATGGCATTGATTTTTAAAGCAGCCTTTACTTTCTGGTCTTCAGTAAACTTTGTTTTATCAAGTGCTTCAATTAAAAACGCCTTTTGCCCTTCGCTTACTTCGTCTTTATGCTCATTAGTAGCATCTGCATCTTTAGTATCGTCTATGGCAAACAGTCCGTTAAGTGCGTACTTCCTGGCATAGCTACTTGCTGCTCCGGTAATTTGTGAAGCGTCCATACCTTTTTTGTTTTCCTCTTCACGCGCTAACCCGGTACAAGTTATGTTGTCTTCTCCGTTACTTAAACAAGCCGTAGCCTTTACATAAACTCTACCGCCTACTTCTATTACTTCGTCACTTAACATTAAAGCATAGCCGTACTTATGGCAGATAGGTTTTGCAGCTTCGATAATATCTTCTGCACTTCGGTACTTGTATTTAGCAAAAGCATTGAATTGGTTTTTAGGTGCTTTTAATTCCTGTTGAATTTTAATTAGGCTCATTGTTATTTGTTTTGTATGTCTATGTTATAATGTTCTAAAATTTCGATAATAGGTTCTTGTCTTTTCTTTAGGCTTACAAAGTACTCGTAAGCTTGTGAGTATTCCAAGTACATACTTGCGCTATCGTATTTGTTATCTACTAAAGTATAGTAGAAAATTGTTCCGTCTGGCTTAGTTTCTTTTACAAATTCAATCTTCATATACTTCGTTTTTTAAAAGTTCAAGTTCTGCATTGTGTTCTACCCAACGAGTAAACGTGTAATCGTCGTCTTCGTAATCGTAGTTTTTAGGCAATAAGGCAGGGTCATAAGGGTTTGTAGTACTCCTATCCCCGTCAATTAATATGCTCCCGTATCGCTGATATTGGAACATTTGGTAGGTGGTTAAATGTGTCATTTTGTGTTTTGTTTACACAAATATACAACAATACACAATACAAAGTGCAAAACTATTAAAATATTTTAAAATTATTTTTGTAACCTTGTTGCAAATAATGTAGCTTATATAGGATAAAAGCACATCAAATTATGCAATTTATAGCACATTATGTACATCAGAACGTACAAAAGTGTCACATATTTATATAAAAGTGTGACATAAAATAAAGTTTTATCGCTCAATAAAAAGGCTTTTATCGCTCATAACTTGACAAAGTCGG